GATCCCGGTCCGGTTCATCCACCTTGGGGCGTTTGACGGCCTTATGGTGGCCGTGACCGATGGGTGAGGGGGTGAACTCACAATCGGGCGAGTATTCGCACCAGTTGAAGAAGGCCATTAGCGCACGGTAGGAACCTTCAACAGTCAGCGATGACAGGCCGCGCTGCTGTTCATGGACAAGGTATTCGGCTATGTCGATGGGCTTTACGGATGTGAGCAGCAGGGGCTTTGTGGATCCTGCGTGGATCCAGGTACGGAACTGGTTGAGGGCGATTGCATACCAGGCGAGGGTATGCGAGGTAATCGCTTCAGCTTCCTTGAATAGTAGGAAGGTATCAATAGCATGGGCAAGCGTGGGCATGTCTATTCCGAGCGGGCAATGAAGGATTGAATGTCATTAGGTATGTAGACGTAGGAATTTGATAAAAACTACGCCCCGGCGCCGTTATGAGGACGGCGGCCAGGGCATCATGCATAGAACAACGGTAAGGAGATTATACATCATGGCAACACCGACGCCAACACAAAATCGGGCAGATGAGGAAGTCAGTCGCCGTAGAGAGGCGACTTTGGATATGGGAGTGTTTCCGATTCTTGTCTGCAAAAATGAGAGATATTGGATACTCGATCACTTTGATCGCAGAATCCTGACGCGTGCTGAGTGGTTGGAAATTCGCGAAAGGGTCGATGCCTTCTATGACACCTATAGCGATGAAGCGATTGAGGAATATAACGACCCGGTTCGGGAGATGAGAGCTAGAGAGGCGATCCAAAATCGCCAGGAGGCAAAAACAGTCAAGCCACCTAAAGCGGGATATATCTATCTCATCTGCGGCGAGGAAACATCTTGGTACAAAATCGGCCAATCTAAATCTCCCAAGATTAGATTGAAGCAATTGGGTACACAAGGGCCATTTCATTGCCGGCTCATCCATTCCTTCGGTGTTGCGGATATGGATGGCGTTGAGAGTTTTTTGCACGAGCACTTTAGGAGCAAGCGCGCACAGGGCGAATGGTTCAATCTGGACGCGGGCGATGTTGAATGGTTTGCCACGTTTGCCAATGAGCAGCAGGAGGCGAATGATGGCGACGAGTAGGGGGGGAGACGAGGGTGAAATGGCTAGAAAGAGGAAAGATGAGGGTACTCTAAAGGATGGACGTACACCGCCGATCTTCATTCATAGCATCATCGACGACATGATCGGCCTTACACCCAACACAATGCGCGTCTATATGCACCTAGCGCGCCGTGCGGATAAGTCGGGCGCGGCCTGGCCCAGCTACCAAAGCATCGGCGATCATTGCTTTGGTAGCGTCTATAAGAACGCTGAGAGCCGGCGGCGACATGCAATGGAGTCCATTGATGAGTTGATCAATGCTCAATTGGTTCGCAAAGAAATGAGGTTCAATGAGCTTGGATTTCAAAGCAATCATTATGTTTTGCTCGATCCACCAACGACAACCCTAGTGATCCCAGGATCACTACCTAGTGATCCACCAATCACTACCCTAGTGATCGAGGACGCCCTACCTAGTGATCCTGGGATCACTACCCTAGTGATCCCAGGATCACTTAAAGATTCTCCAGTTGAAGATCTTCCAATAGAAGATACTCCATTGGAAGAGGGGATTGTCGGCGCAACGCCGACGCCCCCTGTTGCTGCGGAATGGCTGGCATATTTGGCTGCGCTTTGTTGGGTCTGTTACGGCCATCAAAAAACAGAGGCTTTAACGGTAGAGCAAATGGGCGCGTTGACGGCAGAGGCAAAGAAGATCCGCGACCTCGGTTACAGCAAAGAGGATTTGCGCGAATGGTGGAAGCAAGTCTGGCGCAATGATTGGCGCTGGGACAAGGGTCGGCAGCGCCCGCGCCCGGATGAGGTGCGGTCAAGCATCCCCATCTTGCGCGCCGCTCACGAAGTGGATGACGCCGCCAACGGCAGCTATTTGCCGGCAAATTATGAGCCGCTCCAAATGGGCTCCCGCCTGCAAGAGATGGCCGCGGAGCGTGAGCACGCGCAACTGGCGCGGCGGCAACTGGTTGAGCAACTCCATGCGCCGAACGCGCAGCTACTAGCCTTTTGGCAGATGGTGCAGACCGATGTACGCCTTACGATGACCCCCGACCACTACCGCCTCATCGCTGACGCCTCGGTTTTGTGGATGGATGAGGCTACGGTAGCCGTCGCCATTTGGGATCGGGAGATCTATCGGGATCTGCTGCACCCAAACGCTACGCTGCCTTTGGCCCGCGCCATGAGTTCGCTGGCTAAGCGCAAACTGAATTTGCAAGTCGAATTTCTGGATAGCGAGACGGAGGAGGCCCAATGACCCTGTACTCCATAACGCCTGACGAAAAAATCAGGGAGCTACGGCAGGAGATAGATGCGCTTAAGGCGGAGCTTGCCACGGCGCGGGCGCAGCTGGCGGAAATCGCCAGACGGGATGCTGCGGCCAAACTAGCAAAGGAGGAGGCCCAGCCATGCCTGTCCCGATGAAAGAGGGAACCGCACCCGCCAGGATTGAAACACTTATCGCCAAGCTCGATAGCGCCGAGCAGCTTTGGATTTTGCAGATGCGTGGGGCCATCAGGTCAACCATCGCCGGGCGTAGGCGACAGGAGGAACGGATCCTGGCGTTGCGGCGCAAGCTGGCCGAGCTGATGGCCGCTCACGAAGTGGTCTACGACCGGCAGGAGCATACGCCATGACGCACTTCAACCGCGTTACCCATGCCCTCACCCCGACCCATGCCGCCATCGCTGCGTACCGCGCCTGGTCTGCAGACCCGCTCTTTGTGCCGCCGCCCACCGTGGCCCAGGTACGCTTAGTGGCAGAATACTGCCAGGATTATATTGCTGAGTACACGTATCCTGTGGACGCCATTGCCTACTTACGGCGACGTGTGGTCTACATTCGCACGCTTGATGACTTAGCAGATTGGCTATGGGATTGCCGGCACTGGGCAAGATTGGAGCCGTTGTGAGGGATGCCATTGTGGATAGGCGGGACAAAAAAACCTCGCCTTACAAGCGAGGTTGGAGTGATTACAGCCGGGGTATTGCTTTGTCGGATGGCTTCTCTTTGGCCCATTCCTGATTGATGAGCAATCTAGGTTCCAGTATTTCCAGTCGATAGGTACGGTCAATAATGACAGTTAGAGTTTCTGTTAGACTCGTCCCCCATCGCTCGCTAAGTTCTTCGAGTTGGCGGCGAGTCAAGTCGCTTACGCGTGCATTGAGTTGTGATTTTGCCATGTGTCTATTCCTTCCTGAGATATTCCCAATTGATTGCCATGCTGTGACTGTCGGGTTTAGCCCAACAGAGGGGCCATTCAATGACTTTAGCCCTGTCCCAAACCCAATTGTGCTTGGTCTTTTTGCGCTGCCGATTGATGGCCGCTTGCGCCATCTTGGGGCTGCTGAATCTGTGACTACCAATGAGCGGCGTCGGTTCGGCATCGGTGACTTTGCGCCAACCATAATGACCGTGCCATACCCATAGATTGTCCTCGGTTACTGGCGCATCGTCTGGTTCTGAGCATTGCAGCGCTTTATAGGCGACAATGATCCACTCTTTTTGTATGTTCGCTAATTCATCCATTTTCGTTTTCTTTGGGCCTTTTAGCGTCTTGCCCAGGACGTTTCGTTTAGAACATGCTCACGTTGATGTCGTCGGTGATGGTATTGAAGGATTCGCCGCCTATCTCGAAGAAGCTCTCCATCTCGCTTAGAAGTACGTCGTAGCACTTGTGTCCATTGTGGCGAATCACAATCGGGTGTGCCCAGTCTACCGATTCGCCGCTCTCGTCTACGATGGCGATGCAACCAAGTTCGTTACGTGTGGTGTAGCCGTAACCGCTCATGTATTCGTCAAATGCCTTGCGGTCAAATCCGTTTGCTTCGATGGTCTTTAGTGTGGATTTCTTGGCTACTAAGTTGCTCATTGTTCGTTCCTTTTTGTCTAGTGCTTCGTTTGCTTCCGTGTCTATAGTATAGCACATTGCTATACGTTTGTCAAGGGGCAATATGACCAATTTTGAAAACTCGTGGTTGGGGATAGGAGTCGATTGCATGGACAACGAGCCGCAAAGTGCGCGGCTGGAGCCGTTATGAATGGGAGGATGAAATGCATCACCGAATGACTGACGAAGAAATGAAGGACGCCGCTCGCCGCGTAAGCTATCCAGGCGAGAACGGTGTACAGATGGATTTCGTGATGATGGCCTACCGGCTACGCATCGAAACGTATGACGGTACGGTAAAGCCTTTGCTCTACTTGGACTATGACGAGTGGCGGGCCTTGGCGAAGTGGATTGATGAGATGTGGGCTGAGAGAGACTATCCGCGGAGCCCAGATGCGCGGCTGGAGCCGTTGTGAAGAGAAAGAGAGATACCTTGACCATCGAAGTACAGCGCCAGGGCGGTACGTTCCTCTACCGGCAGCGTGCGGATACGCCCACCATCCTAGAGAGCCGCGCCTATCGTAAAGGCTCCAGGTGGTCTTTCCTGGCCCGCTATGACACGGCGGAGGAGGCACGGGCAGCCTTGCTTGAGCTTGGCAAGGAAGGGGAGAAAGAGGAGTGATGGAACCATCTTACCGAATTTGGCGAGATACGGTTATCGAGCTGGAACTAGATTGCCTCTTTGCGGATGGCCCGCCGAGCCGCGAGGATGTCGCAGAAACGTTGTTGCGCGCCCAATGGGCTCCCGGCGCTGACTATGAGCGGCGTCTGGAGCAGCTTGGCAAGGGGGAGGAGAATGCGAACCTACGTGACGCCCAAAGAAACCCGCCTTAGGTGGCACTTCCTCACGCCTGAGTACTGGGACGCTGGTTCATACGAGCGTAGCGGCATTTGCTATACCCGCTATCGGAATTTGCATGACCAGAATCGCTATGTCATTTTCTTGCCGTGCGGCAAGCTCAAGACGATTCAGAAGCCTGACTTTGAGCCGCACGGGTATGGGAGTAGGGTAAGGATGGTAAGACGATACCGATGATGCTATCCAATTGGACGATCCATCTCATCCAATTGGATGAAGCTATATCCCTTCCTGTATCGCCCCGTTGACATATCTTGCGGACGGACTTATCATAGTTTAATTCTAGGAGCGTCCCATGGGCAATGCCTCTCCGCCCACGCTCAACGCCGAAATCATCGCTATCTATCAAGAATCTTTGGCTATCTTTGTCCAGGCGCACCAGATGGTCGCTAAGTATGGCGGTCAAATTACCTTTGACGTTGCACCGGGCGGTAAGTTGACGGTCAGTACCCGCAGGAATATGGGCAAAGTAGAAGTAGACAATTGGCAGAGCGTCCAAGGGCAAGATGAAGTAGGGTAGGGTAGTACAAAACTTTATACCGGCAACCCAGACACGGAGCCACTGATCAAGCGCATTTGCGCTGACAGTGGCTTTTTTGTTGGCTAGGTTATCCCAGGAGGAAACCATGACCGAAACACTCGAATGGTTGGCACTCTGTCTATGCGGCTGCATCCTCGCAGTCACCTGTATGAGAGGCGGTTATAGCTATGGCCGCCAATAGTGAATACCCTGAACTCGCCTTGGAACTGGACAAAGAATCGTGGGAATGGCTCTTAGACAACCATCCCCAGATTGCCGATGCGCTTGAGCTACAGGTGACGCGTGGCGCTACGCCTGACGGCATCAGGGGCTTTGTACAGCGTAGGTGTGGCGTCAACCGTGTGGAGTTTGCCCGACGCTGTGAGGCGGCCAGTCGCCACCTCATCGCTTTGGGAAAAACGGGGTCAAGGTGATTGGTTTGTGGTATAATACAGGTCTAAACCACATAAAAAGTAGCGGGCTGTTGGCACAGCACCGCTACCCTTTCACACCAGAAAGCGAGAGTTTCTGATGCAACCTCATCTTACCTTCAACGCGCCTGTCGCACAAGAAGAACCAAAACTTATTCCCCAACCGCAAGGCATGAAATACCAGGTATGCCGACCGTTAACGCCTATCGAATTCGCCGCGCTCAAGGCGGATATAGCCGATCATGGTGTCCTGATTCCGATTGACGTAGATGAGAATGGCGCTATTCTTGACGGCCATCATCGCGTACAGGCATGGCAGGAATTGCGCGCCGAAGGCATCGACATTCCGCAATATGCCCGGCTGATCCGCAAAGGACTGAGTGAGGAACAAAAGCGCAACCACGCCCGCAAGCTCAACTTGTTGCGACGGCAGATGACCAAAGATGAGCGCGAGCAACTTATGGTAGATATGCGCCAGGATGGGGAGAGCTACCGCAAGATTGCCGAAGTCGTTGGCGTGAGTGCGCCTACTGTGATGTCTACTGTTAAGAATTTAACAGTAGAGCAGCCGCGACAAATTGTCGGTAAAGACGGCAAACGGCGAGATGCCAAGAAGTCGCGTAAGCCAAAGACCAAGACTCTTTTTGACCCCGGCAACAGCGCCGCCATTGACGCCACCGCTATCAAGAAGGACAAGGCAGATCGCCGCGCTGCGAACCTGGCTACCTATCGTCAGAATGGGCACGCGCCATTTGAGCCAGTTCACGGAGACGTGACTATCCACAACGTAGACGCGCGTTACCTGGCCGACCATTGCAAGAACGTTCACCTCGCCATCATGTCGCCGCCCTACAACGTCGGCATTGAATACGACGTTTATCCCGACAACCTCATTGACTATTGGCAGACCTTGATAGAGCCCATTTTTCGACAGTGCATCGACGTCATGGTCGAAGGCGCTCGTATTTGCGTCGTTGCGCCCTTTGGTGTCGGACGTAAGCCCTGGGTGCCGCTCGCCACAGGCATGTTGGAGACACTTGACCATGTCGGCTTTGTCGCGCGCGGCCAAATCATTTGGGACAAAGGCACGTCGGGCAATAGTACCGCCTGGGGTAGTTATCGTATGCCTAGCGCGCCCTCCTTACGTGACACCTGCGAATGTATTGTTGTCGCCCAAAAAGGCAAGGGCGGGTTGGAGATTCCGCGCGAACTCATCCAACACGACGACGCGGGATCGTATACCCCTTGGCTCAAAGACGGCGACTACTTTATGGAGTTGGCGCAAGACCATTGGCAGGTAGCGCCCGAAAGCGCCCAACGCGTCGGCCATCCTGCACCTTTCCCCACTGAGCTTGTGCGCCGCCTCATCCACTTCTATGGCTTTCCTGGTTGCCATGTGCTTGACCCGTTTGGCGGTAGCGGTACGGTGGGCGTCGTTGCCAAAGAGCTTGGCTGTCAAGCAACCCTCTTTGAGATCAGCCCCGACTATTGCCGCATGGCAGAGGAGCGCATTTATGCGTAACTTTCAACGTATGGCGGTCAAGCAGGGGGAAGCCTTTGAGTGTGAATCGCTTTTAGCTCTGGAATGCGCCGGCTTTGAAGAAATCCGAGGGCATGAATACCTCGCAGACCTTGGCATACAACTTGACGCAATTGCTACCAATCAGTGTGGTATCTCGCTACCGTGGGAGTTTAAAGGATCACTAACCTCAAAGCGTGCGGGGCTACTGCGTACCGATACTGTCAAGAAAGCACTCTATAATGCCCATGCACTCCATGCTTCCGAATATCGACTAATATTTCCACCACTTTGTCTGATGACTAGCCATCTGCCTACAAAAAACGACTCCTTTGTAATGCTTGATAATGCATTGCGTCAAGCTGTGATCACCGATGTTGTAGACACTCGCAATGGCGAATTCTTGCAATGGCTTGCACAGGCGACGGAGGAAGATATTCAAGGTTTGCTTGCCGAGCACGCGCAATTCGGCATGACCTGTCACCCGCATATGGTAGGTATGGTCAACGGGCCACGCAAGCGTAAGATGGCGACTCAACTACAAGCCAAAGCGAGAGCGAAAAAGGAGTCGAGCTTAATACAAGGGCTTTTGGTGAGACCGCCATGAATAAGACCCCGCCACCCAAAGAGACACGCCCCAACGTGGCAGGCTCAGGCCATCACTGCCAGGGCAAGACGCCGTGCGGACGCAAGTGTGTGATGAACAGCCGCCATCGCCATTGGTTCCATAGCTGCTCATCGCCAACGTGTCCCCATTGCCACAGTCAAGCACGCTTTAAGGTGGCGGCATGAATATCTATGGCGTACATGATGCCAACCGTGATTGGGCCGGAATCATACGTGATTTTGCTATGAGCGGCTGGGCCGTGATTAGCGAGTCGATTGGCGATGACCCCACCAACCACAGCGGCGGCGACTATAGCTATCTTGCCGCCTACGGTGTGACGCCGATTGTGCGCTTGAACTACTCCCACCACGGCGAAGGAACCATCCCGCTCTCCACTCGCTACAACGCCTTTGCGGAACGCTGTGCCAACTTCGTGACAGCCTCTAGCGGTTGCCGCCATTGGGTGATTGGCAATGAGCCGAACCTTCGTGCCGAACGCTACGCCGATGTGCCGATTACGCCGCGCCAGTATGCCGAGTGCTTTGACAAATGCCGCACACAGATTAAGCATCGCAGCGTACAGCATGTAGTCATGCCGGCCGCCATTGCGCCCTACAACGCTGACACCGGCTGGTGCATGGACTATTGGCGGGAAATGCTCTCGGAAATCGTCATGAATGATGGTGGCGCTGACGGCCTTGCCATTCACTGCTATTCAAGAGGCCCGATTCCAAACTCCGTGCGCTCAGATGACAAGATGGATGCGCCTTACCAGGCATACAGCAATGGTTTCCGCGCGTACAGGGATTTCCTTGCGCTTGTACCGGCTATCATGCGCGCCTTGCCGGTCTACATTACCGAGACGGATCAGCTTGAGCCTTGGGCCGATACGAATAGCGGTTGGGTGCGCGCCGCCTATGATGAGATTGACCAATGGAACAAGGGACAGGGCAACCAGGGCATCCATTGTCTTGCGCTATACCGTTGGGAGAACTTTGACCAGTGGGGCTTTTGCCGCAAAAACGGCGTCATAGACGACTTTCGGGCAGCGCTCACCTTGGACTACCAAGCGCCCTCGCAAACGCCTATCACGCCCTCACCAGAGCCGCCACAGCCCACGCCCGCACCGGAACCAGCGCGTGACATTGACCCGCGCCTGCTTGCCCGCGGCGTCCATTTCGACTATGTGCATGTGCCGGCAGGGACAGGCTATTGGCGTATCGTCAAGGCGTTTTGGCTAGATGAGGATGAGGCGGACGCCGTGGGGCCGGATCATCATATCCTGGGGACGACTGTGCGTGATGGCGCTGAGATGGCCGGCGTAGCCTTGGAGGTGACGTGGCCTAGTGGCATCGCCAACGTGGTTAGTAAGGCTGACCAGCAAGGCGCTACGTATAACTACGACTTCCCCATGTCAAGCAGCCTTAATGAGTTTGCTATCACGGTAGATGACTTCGTTGGCAACCCATCTGACAAGGCGAGCGGTATCGGCATGGGGGCGGGTGGCAATCCGAGTATCCACACGTCAACCTGGATTGATTTTGAATGGACTATATCCGAGGGCAGCGGGCCTGGTACTGGGGAGCCTGACCCGCCACCTATCCTTCCTCCTTTGCAGCCAGGGACAGGTCACTTAATCTGGCCTGTCTCTGGGCCTATCACGCAAAGGTGGGGTGAGAATCCCGACTTTTACCAGCAGGCGCTCGGCATTCCTTACCACAATGGGACGGATATTGGCGTGCCCATCGGCACCGAGGTTGTCGCATCTGGCGACGGCATTATCAAGTGGGTGGACGATGACCCGCAAGGCTATGGCGTCTATTGCCGGCTATACGTTCCCGCCGTTCGGCAGCATGTTGTGACGGCGCATCTGGACAGGTGCGTGGTCCAAGTGGGTGATGAGGTTAGGCAGGGGCAAGTGATTGCCTACAGTGGCAACAGCGGCCTGTCAAGCGGTCCACACTGCCACGTCGAAACGAGGGCAGGGACGGAGCATACGTACGCGCAAGGAACCTTTGGCAATAGCAACGGACGCGCTGATCCGCAAGCGGTTTTCTGGGCGCTTGGCGGCACGCAGGAACCTATCGCCGGCCCTGGCCGGTAAGGAGCATTTACGATGGCTGGTCTGGCGGGCTTACTGATTGCGATCATCATCCTGTGCTTGGTGGCATATTTGCTGTTCTACATTTTGGCTCGCCTTGATTTGCCTGAGCCCGTTAGGACTGTTTTAACTGTCTTGATCGCCCTCATACTTTTGATTTTTATCATTCAGCGCTTCGGGCTATTGGCGGGCCTGTGAGCTATGGACTTACCAAAAGGCAACCTGCTCGCTTTCTTGGTTGTGTGCCTGGCAGCCGTCTTTTTTGCGGAACTCCAAGTGAGACAGACGGCCTCACTCAGATGGGTTTGCCTTGCCCTTGTATATCTTACGGTCTGTGCAATGACAATCTGGCTCTATAGCGGGGCGTAATGTCAACAGATTATTGGTTCACAGTCATTCTCTTTATTGGCGTTTGGCTCTGCGCGCTCATCCTACTTGACGGCGCGCACAAAGCCCACATCGCCGCGCTCAAGCAGGTACACGCCGCCGAATTAGCGGGACTACGCGGCTATATCCGCACGTTGAATCGGGAGCGCAAATATCTTGAGGCGGAACTAGCGAAGTACAAGGCCAGGGTAGCTCTACGGCAGGAAGTAGGCTATGACCCTGTTCATATCCAGTACTTGCCGCCATCTGAGGAATATGATGGGGACGGCTAGGCCAGCTCCGGTGTTCTCTTGGCTAGCTTGGCTTTATGTACGGGGCTTATCACGACCAGCTTACCGTCGCCAATGTCTTCCATGACGCGGCGCCAGGAATAGGTATTGACGGCAGGGCCACGGGTGGCAACTGAGTTTAGATGGACGGCCAAGGCTTCCCACGCCGCCCACTGTGCGGGAGTCATAGAGAGTAAACGTTGTTCGTAAAGCTGCATATCCTGATTATATAGCATGTTTGTTAACGGTTTATCAAGTGGACGAGGTTACGTTTTGACACGAGAGTATACGCCTGAAGTCAAGGCCGCGGTGATGGCTTCGCTGATGGAAGGCCAAAGCATCCGCGGCGTTTCCCGTTCCACAGGCATCCCCAAGACGACGATCCAGCATTGGAATGATGAATTGCGGGCGATGGTGGGCCGCGGCCCAAGCGTACCGACCGCGAAAAAAGAACAGATTCATGAGCTATTGGTTGACCTGATGATCGCCAAGCTCGAAAGCCTGATTGCGCTATCGGAACATGCTGGGGATAAGAAATGGCTAAGTAGTCAAGATGCTAGCGCCGTGGCGATGTTACTCGGTGTCAGCGATGACAAAGTGATGCGGATGTTGGAGAAATTTGAAGGCAATGAATCTGAATCTCCAACTGCCCAAAGTTAATACTGGGCCGTTCACTTTTGGTACGCGTACCAACAAGGGCGACCTTGCGCCTTTTGACAAGTGGCTGCATCAGACTACGCCAACTTATTCGTGGCAATGGCCGCACCTGCGCCACATCCGTACGGCGCTTGAGCAGGTGACGAGCGGGACGCTCAACCGCCTGATGATCTTTTGCCCGCCGCAGCATGGCAAAAGTCAAATGACCACGATTCGCTATCCCGTTTGGCGGCTAGAGCATAACCCGGAGCTACGTGTCATCATCGGCTGCTATAACCAAACGCTTGCCAACCGCTTCAGCCGTCAAGCGCGGCGCATTGCTGAGGGACGTATCGCTTTAGACCGTGAGCGCCGCGCCGTGGAAGAATGGCAGACGAAGGCAGGCGGCATCTTCCGCGCGGTGGGCGTGGGGGCGGGCATTACGGGCCAGGGCGGTGACCTGATCCTGATTGATGATCCTGTCAAGAGCCGTGAAGAAGCCGAGAGTCAAAGCTATCGTGACCGCGTGTGGGATTGGTACAGTCAGGATTTATTTACGCGGCAAGGGCCGGGCGCCGCCATCATCCTGATCATGACCCGCTGGCATGAAAGTGACCTAGCCGGACGCATCCTGGCCTCTGACGATGGCCCCAACTGGACAGTCATTAATCTACCCGCCATAGCGGAAGCAGGCGACCCGCTGGGCAGAGAGCTGGGGCAGGCTCTTTGCCCAGCACGCTATGATGAGGCGGCTTTAGCACAGCGGCGCATGGTGCTGGGCAGCTATGCCTTCTCTGCGCTCTACCAGGGCCACCCAACGCCACCCGGCGGCGGCATGTTCCAGCGTGAGTGGTTCGCTATCGTGGGCAATGCGCCCGCAGATGCTGCCCGCTGCCGCTATTGGGACAAGGCGGGTACGGAAGGGGCGGGCGACTGGTCATGCGGCGTCAAGATTGCGCGTGATGGCGACGGCGTGTTCTACATTGAGGATGTGGTGAGGGGCCAATGGTCGGCCCTGGCGCGTGAACGCATCATGCGCCAAACGGCGGAGATGGACGGCGGCAATACAAGCGTGGGCATTGAGCAGGAACCGGGTAGCGGCGGCAAAGAGAGCGCCGAGAGCAGCGTGCGTAACCTGGCCGGCTTCCCTGTCTATGCTGAGAAGGTGACAGGCGAGAAGCAGGTTCGGGCCATGCCGTTTGCGGCGCAGTGTGAGGCGCGCAACGTCAAGCTGGTACGGGGCAGTTGGAATAGCGCATACCTGGATGAGCTATGCAGCTTTCCCTATGGGGCGCATGATGACATGGTAGATGGTAGCAGCGGCGCATTTGCCAAGCTGGCGACGACGGGCAGCCTCCTGCTCTTTGGCGGCGGCGAATGAGCTTTGATGCGCCAACCCGCTTATGGAAAATAGAGATTCACGAACCAGGATCAACCTTGCCATTTGATTGTACGCTTTGGATTATCGCCCCTGATCTCCCTGCCGCTTATGCAGTTGCCCGGACATGGATGGACGATACGGGATTTACCGGCGATTCGCCGACAGCAACCGTCGTTGCCGCAGAACTCATTTCGAATTTTGTTCTCGCAAGTGCAGGGGTCGTATTAGACAACAAGTATCTCGAATGGAAGGGCGACGAGTGAAGAAATATCAGGCCACGCCCGCCGCTAAGGATGACTGGCAGGATTTGCGGGACAAGCGCGGGAAGCTATGCGCGCGCATTGATACCAAGCGGCTTTTGTTGGAGATTAAGCGCAGCGATAGGGGCATTGTCGCCACGTTTGATTTACGTGAGTATGTGATTGAGTTACGTAGGCTTGAAAACAAAACAGATATAGAGTAGGATATACATAACGCAATATCACCAGAGGCGCTAAGACGCCCGTTTAGGGAGCAATCCCGGACGGGCGTTTTTTATTGCCACGGCTAACCCTTTTTGACGGCGCATCCATCAAAAGCAAAGACCTCTCCGGCTGGTCGGCTGACGAATGGTCAACCGTCTTTGGCTCCTATTTCGGCCATGATGACGTATCGCCGCGCAGCCTCTATAGCGTGGTGGGCTGGCTTTATGCCTGCGTCAACCTCAGAGCTGACCGTGTATCAGCGATGCCGTGGGCCATCTTCAAGGGTGAAACCAAGGTACTTAGCGACGAAGATGACCTGACGGATTACCCCTTCCTCGACAATCTCACCGACCTCTTGGAGCTAACTGAATCCGCCTTATGCATCCTCGGCTATGCCTATTGGTTTAAGCAGCGCAACTTACGTAATCAGCCCTTGGGCCTGAGATGGTTTGCGCCGGATACGATGCAAGTGATCTATGACCGCAATCAGGGCATAACCGGCTTCAGGCGTCTACTTGACCCTACGCGTACGATGCAAGCCGGTATCGATTTTACCCCTGACGATATTGTCTATTTCCGCCTATCCAATGCCATGTCAGAGCTTGAGCCGGGTACGCCACCGGCACAGGCAGCGATGGCCGATGCCTCTGTACTGCACAATATGAGCGCCTTTAAGTCTGCCTACTTTGAGCGCGGCGCTATCAAAGCAACTATCCTCACGATTGACGGCAACCCGGCAGAGGCTGAGGTTAAGAAGCTAGAACAGTGGTGGAAACGTTTCTTTAGCGGCGTACGCTCAGCCTGGGCGACAGCAGCCGTCCGCGCGGGGGTAACGCCCGTCGTCGTCGGTGAAGGATTAGAGTCACTCTCCAATAGTGAACTGACCATCGAATCCCGCCAAGCCATTGCTACGGCCCTCGGCGTACCGGATAGCATCATCTCTGCCAATGCCGCCAACTTTGCCACGGCGCAACAGGACGAGATTAATTTCCTGAGCAACTGCATCATCCCCGAATCCCGCCTGATTGAGCGCACGCTTAACCGTCAACTCTTTGCAGCCACCGGCCTACGCTTTAAGTTTGAGCCGGAACGTCTTAGCGCCATGCAGGAGGATGAGGAGCAGCGCGCATCTAGCTACGCCACCTACGTCAATGCCAAGATACGCCCCTCCATCGCCGCGCAGTTAGTGGGGCTGAATCTACCTGACGGCATCACCTTTGAGATGTTAGATGCTGACCTAGCCGCTGAACAGGAGCTACAGCGCCAACAAACGGAGGCGCAGATCGCACGGCTGAACGCGGGGCCACAGGCACAGTTGCCTGAACGCTCTAGCGCCAGGGATGACGAGGTACGGCGCTTGAAACGCTGGGCGAAGGGCAAGAAAGCGCCGGACGTTGATGCCTTCCACAGTCACATTCTTGAGCGTGACGAGAAGATGCTTGCACTGGGCATACAGGCTTGTCCCGATGCAAGAGGGGAGGACGCGGGCGCGGAGGATGCGCCCTTTCCGGCTAGTGATACCCAGTGGAGCCATTACCCATGAAGCGTATAAGGCGATGGTGCTTCAGTTGGACGATGGCAGCGACGACGCTGAACAGCAAATCAGGATGGAGCTTGAGCGCAAGTTTGGGCGTGAGTTGGGCAAAGCCTTTGATGACCAGTTACAGGCGCTATTGCCCGACAACGCTACGGAGGAACAGGTGAGAGCCGCCGTCCACCAAGTGACAGCCACTAGCGATGGCGTACGCGCTGTCTTGCGCCAGTCACTTGAGCAATCTAGCAGCCTGGGCGTAAGCGTAGCCTTAGATACGTTAGAGCAAATCGGTATGGGCTTTGACTGGATGTTGGCGCATAGCAAGGCGGCGAGGTGGGCTAGTACCTATACCTATGAGCTAATCCAGGGCATCAACCAGACGACACAGGCGCGTATGCAAACGGCAGTTGATGACTGGTTTCGTGAACCGACGACCATCCGTGATTTGCAGCGAGAACTAGAGCCGACCTTTGGCAAACGTAGAGCCAAGCTCATTGCACAGACGGAAACGACCAGGGCAGCGGCGCAAGGCTCTATTGAGGGCTACGAGGAATCAGGCGTTGTCAGTGAACAGGAATGGGTGACGGTCAATGATGAACGCGTATGTCCCACCTGTGGGCCGCTCAATGGCAAGCGTGCGTCGCTTAGGGGGACATTTCCAGGTGGGGTAAGTGTACCGGCGCATCCTGGCTGTAGATGCTTTGTGCGGCCTGTAATTGAGGAACCGTCCTAATGCCTGTAACCATTACCGGCCTTGAGCCGCTCTTTCGCAAGCTAGGCAATGCCGCAGCCATCCATACGCTTGAGCCGCCCATGCACAGGGGCGTGCTGCGATTGCAATCCTATATGCAAGTCTATCCACCACCACCGGCAGGAAGCAAGTATGTACGGAGCGGTACCTTGGGCAAACGCTGGACAGCCAAAGTAGATACCTCAGCCAATGGCCTAGTCGGGCGCGTGGGCAACCGTACCGCCTATGGGCCATTTGTACAGTCAAACATGTTTCAAACGCCGTGGCATAGGCGCACAGGCTGGCATACCGATTCAGATGCCGTACGCGCCAACGAGGATGTGATCCTAGCCGACTTCCAGAGCGCAGTTGATAGGGCGTTGGCGGGATAGATGGAGGTAGATGATGGAACGCAAGAAGCAGATGACGGTCTATGTCAAGGCTGTAACGGACGATGCCGCAACCGTAGCCGGCTACGGCGTTATCTTTGGCGGCGCCGATTTGGAGGGCGAATCGTTTACGCCCGATACGGATTATATGCTGGACTTGGCGCCTACCAAGCTGGTTTTTTACGACCATACCTTAGGCGATGTTAAGCATGTTATCGGCAAGACGCTGAGCATGGAAGCCGATGAAAACGGGCTATGGGTAGAAGCCGAACTCAACCGCCATGCCGCCTATGTCGATTACGTCTTGCAGCTCGTAGAGAAGGGCGCCCTGGGCTGGTCTAGTGGTAGTGTCGGCCATCTAACCAGGCGTGACGGCAAGACGATTAAAACATGGCCCATTGTCGAAATGTCACTCACTCCAACACCTGCCGAGCCTAGAACGCTTGGCGTTGAACTCATCAAGTCTTTATCCGCAACTGACCCTGCCTTTGCCATGCTCCTCCCGGAGACCGCCCGATCAGCGGTAGTGGATGACACGAAAAGCGAGGACGTTGCGCCGCAACATATATCTAGCAACGAGGAGCATGAAATGTCTGAAGAAATTGAAACAGAGGTTGTCGAAACTGTGGACGTTTCGACATTGGTCAACGATGCCGTTAGCAAAGCCTTTGCGCCGATGCAGACCTGGCTTGACCAGCAGCCTATCAAAACGGCAACGATCCAAATCCCGATGACCAACACCAAGACACGCCTAGGCGAGGATGGCGAAGGCATTAAAGCCTTTGCCCACTATATCCGCAGCGGCGATGATGGCGGCATCCGCAACCTCAAAGCCTCCAGCAATAACCCGATGGTCGAAGGTACGCCGGCACAGGGCGGCTATGCCGTGCCGACCGGCATGTACAACCAGATCATCGCCAAGCTCAGAGAGGATGCGCTCTATCCGAAAGTGGGCGTACGCCAGATTCCTGGCAAGGGGCTGACTGTCAATGTGCCGATTGAAGGCGCGCGTGACGGCGCATTTGTGGCGACCACGGAAGGCAATACGACCGACCGTGACGCGCCCATCTTGGGACAAGCGCCGATGACGCTGGTTAAGTACACCAAACGTATCGAACTGTCATGGGAGCTGATGGAGGATGAGGACGCGCAGTTAATGAGCTTCCTTGCTATCTTCGTCGGGCAGGGCATGGCGAAAACGCATAACACGTTACTCGTCACCGAGGCCAGTACTAACGGTACGTTGGGCACAGCCTGGGGCAACCCGATTGTGGCCGCCAACATCCCGGCGCTGGTCTATGCCTTGCCGACCGGCTATGAGGATAACGCCGTCTGGATCATGAAAAAAGCGGCGGAAGGCATTATCCGCGGCTTTACCGGCAACTTCTTCCAGTTTACGCCAACGCCCGTCGATGGACAGGGCGCCTTGACACGCCGTGAGCTATGGGGCTTCCCCTTCTATAACAGTGAGGCAGTAGCAGCATCCGGCGCCTCGGCTAAGGTGGCATTGTTCGGCAACTTTAGCTATATGGGGATGCGCTTAGCGCCGGATATTACCTTTATCCGTGACCCCTATAGCGCCGCCAATACGGGGCAATTGCGCCTACATTACTACTTCCGCACCGTATACAAAATCCTACAGGCTGAGGCCATTTTGTACGCCCAAATGGGGACGTAGCAGACAGATGATTGAGCGGGCCAGCGTCCTAATTTTTACGCCAACCTATGCTGGGGGCTTGCGCCATGAGACGGTGGCAAGCATCGTCGGGCAGCAAACCCATCATTGGTTGACCTATGAAATAGGACGCTGCAACCCGTATCCGGGGCGTGACATGCGTAACGTCCTGGCCCAGTACAGCTATGCAAGGGAGATGTGTTTACGCGGCCCATACGATGCGCTCTTAACAGTTGAACACGATATGACGCTGCCGCCGCACGCCGTTAGAGCGCTCTGTGACACGCCGGCTCCTGTCGTCTATGGCACCTACATGCTGCGCCACGGTGAGCCGGTTCTCAATGCTTGGCAGTACATCGGTACGATGGGCCTGGGTATGAGCCTGGGGCGTGATGAGTACAAGGCAGAGTTAGGGCGCTATACGCGGGACGGTATCGGACGTGTCAGCGGTTGCGGCTTTGGCTGTACCCTGATTCGCCGTAGCGTGCTGGAGACAGTCCCGTTCCGGCAAGACGGCTCAGACCATGCGCCCGACATGCCGTTTGCGCTTGACTGTGTACGCAAAGAGATTCTGCAACTAGCCCGCTTTGATGTGCGCTGCGGGCATATAGACAGGGGGACTACCTTGGAAATTGAAAGCAAAAGCAATGGCGATACCGTCACTGTCACCTGTTTGCAATCGGTCAACGTGATTGCAGAGGGCGGCGGTATGAGCCTGATTGAGGGTGAGACCTACGAGATGGCGCCTGACAAAGCTAAAGAGTTGGAAAGCTTGGGCTATGTCAAGATTGGCGGGGCAGCGCCGCGTAGCGAGGGTACATTTGGCGAGGAACCAGGCCCAGAGGGATCGCCTTTGCCTGGCGCGCCCAGAGTGCCGCGCAAGCCGGTCTAATGGCCTTTCTTCAAGTCCTGACCCGCTGCTATCGTCGCCCACGCATGTTGTGGAGCAATATCCGTAGCTTAGAAGCGCAGACCGACCCGGACTGGCAGCAATCCTTTCTGGTGGATGGTGAGGGCCGCGGCGTGGAGGCAGCACAAGCGGCCCTTGCCAACTTTGCGCCCTATGTGACAGGTGAATACATCTGGCTTTTGGATGATGACGACAAGTGTATCCGCCCGCGGCTGGTGCAGGAGGTTAAGGCAATCGTGTCGGAACATCGCCCCAACGTGATTATGGTACGCATGGATCATCGCAATGGGCGGGTCTTACCGGACGATGACCATTGGCAAAAGGAGCCGCAGCTATCTTATATCGGCTGCTCTGCCTACATCGTCAAGCGCCAGTTATGGCAGAGGTACGCGCCGGTCTTTGGCGGCGCACAGTATACAAGCGACTTTGATTTTATCAACGCTATTTTCTCGGCTGACCCGGACATTTATTGGCATGACGTAGTGGCCTCACAGGTGCAGAGAACAAGCATGGGATTGCCAGAGTAGAGCCATGACCCAATACGCCACGATTGACCAACTGCAAACCCGCCTTGGTATGCCCGGAACCCTCGCCGCCGATATTACGGCCAACATGAATCTGGCCCTGACCAATGCTAGCGCCATCATTGATGAGCAGACGCATCGCCACTTTGAGGCGATGACGGATAGCACGCGCTTGCATGATTACGCCACCTTTGTCGAAGGGCGTCGTCTGTGGCTTCAGGGTGATTTGGCGCAGGTGACGAGCGTGACCAATGGTGACGGGCAAGCCATCCAGTTGACGAGTATCAAGACTGACCCGCTCTACAACACGCCCTATTTCGGGCTGACGCTCAAGACCAATAGTAGCCAGTATTGGAGCAATGGCAATGCGGATATTGCCGTAACAGGACGCTGGGCCTATAGCGTGACGGCTCCTGATGCGATTGTCCAGGCAACCTTACGCCTTGCAGAGTGGTTCTATCGCCAACCGAGCAATGCGCTTGACCTAGATAGGGCTGTCATTGTCGGCAACACGACGATTGCGCCATCCGCTATACCGGCTGACGTTTTTGTCATATTGCGCCCTTATATGCGGGTCGTGCCATGAGTTTTACCAGCTTGGGCGCATTGGTAGCAACGGCTTCCGCTCTGCCTATTCCTGGCATCAAAAAGGCCGTGGCCTACCGTCCCACGCATGTCAATGCCGGTGATCTACCGCTGCTCTTTACACGGCTACCGAGTAGCACGCGGGCCATTTCGACCTTGACCTATGGGCAGGGACTACGGGCGGCGACTTTGGAGATTGTGATCTTTGTCGAGTTTTTGAATCTCAATACCGTACCGGCCAATGATGCGCTGACCGTACAGTTGCTTGACGACCTAGCGATGACGCTGGAAAGCAATGCCGAGTACCTCGGGATGGATAGCTACAGCATGACGACCGATGAGGACACGATAGGCGAGGGCGCCGCGCCGCTTCAGGCGATTATAGCAACGGTGGAGGTGTCAGGATGATGGCTGTTAGGGGAACGCTTGCGCGGCTCTTGGTTGACCAATGGGATTTTAGCTGTGAGACATCGGCTATTGACCTTTCGCTTTCAATTAGCGAGGAGGACATCACGAGCCTATGCGATACGGCAGCGGCCTATGCGCCTACGCTAGCCGCCTTCACGATTGAGCATAACGGCTATATGGTAGCGCCGCTCGGCATTGCCGGCAGTATTGAGCAGGAAATGAACGCCAGGATGGGGGTCCAGAATAGCTATGTGGCGGCGCTCTTTAGCACGGATTTGCCCTTCTGTCCTGCCTATGTCCTCGATACGACCTTTGGCGCTACGATGACGATTGAAGCGCCGGCAACGGGCATTCTTACGCTCAATGGCAGTTGGGGACAGGGCAACGGCGGGCATCGGGGCTACCGCGCCTTTGACGGCAATGCTACGGCGACAGGCAATCAGACAGCAGCCGATTGGGGCGCTGTCGGGTCGCAGGGCGGTGAAGCCTATTTGTTCCTACAGGGCGTGACGGGGACGCTCGGTAGCGCCACGGTGACGGTCAGCCATAGTACAAGCTCTGGCGGTACCTATACAGTACTCGGCACATTCACGCTAACTGCCTTGGGCGCTTATGAAATCAACTTTACGGGAACGGTCAACCGCTGGCTGCGCGTGGGCATTACCAGCATGGGCGGCACAACGGGATTGGATATGGTCGTGATCATTTGCGTGCGGGGCGTTACTGAATAGCTTACGGAAAGTTGATCTTGCGATCCAGCCCATGCGCCGTGATGTAGGCATCGTAAGCATGAGCGGCTTCTACATCCGTGGCAAAGCTGCCGACATAAGTCTTTGAGCGATTGACCATGATTTCGACAACCCAATGATTGCGCCGCTTGTCTTTGTAGATGCCACGGTACTGTGATTCCAGACCGCGCTTTGGCTGAAGGGGAACATCTTGTTCATCTGTGAGAATCGACAAGTCATTCAAACAGGCGAATTCGCCGTGAAGTTGGATCGCCGCCTCATTGTAGGCATGAGCGGCTTCGCGTTGCGTCAAAAAGTAGCCGAGATGGATGGGTGCGCCATCAACCTGTATCCTTGCGGCCCAACGGCTACTACGATTACGCACCACACCCTTGAAGACCGACAAATTATTCTTGCGCGCACGCGTGTTACGGATGCTTTCGCCAGGAGTGGCAATGCGAAGATTGCAGCGCCGGTTGTCCAGCGTGTCATGGTTGATATGGTCAGCATAGACGCCTTCACCCGCACCGGCAATCAGGCGGTGCATGTAGATGTATTCGCCAATAGTGCGAGTGATATTAATGCGCCGCATGGCATAGCCACCAGCCGTAGCGCACCACTTCCATTGGTTCAGCCAATCAAAATCAGCATCATCTACCAGGGCAACCATGCCACGCGTAAGTGGGATTTCTTTAGTCATAAAAATGGCCTCCTATTGAGTCAGTCGTTGCGTTTGTTGAGGACGCGCCACTGGCAATAGAAGGCCAAAAAGAACTATATCAGTTAAGCACAACAACTAACAAATGACACGTCCTCAACAGGTGTGATTATAGCATAGATGGGCTGATTAGCCTAGAAGGGATAGACAAATGGCAGCCATAAAAGGAGCCGGAAATTGTGTCGTCCAATATAACGCCGTGGATATATCGGGCTATATCAACAGCGCCGATATGACCAACACGATTGCAGAACTAGAGGCAACGGTACTGACCAGTACGGCAGAGCAAACGATTGCTGGACTCGGTAGCTATGAGATGCAGTTGGATGGCGATTGGGCTAAGACATTGGATGATGCCCTGGGGCCGGATAGCGTGAGCGGCACCTTACGGACGGCGAGTATCAAGTATGGTAGCGGGGCAGGAGCAATGGTCACGTATACGTGGACGACCAATGCCTTTATTACGAGCTACAACATTACGACAGCCGCCAATGAAAAGATTGGCTTTAGCGT